AAATATAGCCAACTGATCTTCAATTTTATTTGTATATTTCAATATTCTGTTAAATAAAACCATTACTTATCCTTTGTTATGCACGATAAGAAACCTTATAGTGCTATTAATTACTTATTATACTTCTTTAAATTCTTGGGCCATAACTTACTCCTCTTTTTTAATAGTTATTTTTCTTGTAACGCTTGGCTTTCCAGTTTTAATATAACTCACAGGTACAGTGTAGTTATTATCAGAAACAAATTTTTTAAAGTCTATAGTAGATCTTCCTTTTACGTCAATGGATTGAATGTGAACATTATTGCACATTACGTTTTTGTGATTAATGTTTTTAAATATCATTTTTTTAAGCTCATCTCTGTAAGCTGTTTTTTGTTCCAATTCCTTAGAAGCTACTTTATATTTTTCTACTAAACTTTCCATCATAACGTCTTCACTCATATCAAGTTTATCATCTTTAGTTAATTCAAGCGTAGGTTCATGGTCTTTGTTTTCTTTTAAAGCAATAACTTCATCCCAAAATTTACTCATAGCAGGAATTAATTTATTGAAACAATAATCTTCATCAAATTTAACAGTGGTCATTGCATACTCTAATTTTGATTCATCTTTATCTATGATTTTACATACAACTAAAATGTTTTCTAAAGATCCAGTTACCAACATTTGTTGTTGTAGTTGTGGAAAATATTGTTTTAAACACTCTCCAGACTTAACTACTTCATAATCACTAGCACCAACATATTTACACTCTAATACAGTTTTTGTTTTTTCATTATAACCATCAAGTGAAGCCATTAAAAAATCAGCACCCTCAGATAGAGCAACAATAGCAGGAAAGTCTAGGCCAGTTTCTAATTCTGCATAAGCTCTCGTCTTCTCTTCTAGCCTATGCCCACGATCTGTAATAAATGTATTATCATTTCTAACTACAGTATCAGGATAAGCTTTGTTCATTGCTAGAGTAGAAGGTGTACAAAATTTACTTAATCCCATGACTATATTAGCGTCTGATGCGCCTAGTCGTGACTGTCTTAATTCAAGCCATTCCTTACTGTTTTGTTCAACGGTAACTTCTTTCATAGTTTTTTTTCCTTTGTTTATGTTTTTTGTGTTGATATATAAATAACAGTAAGCTAAAAAGATGTCAACAAAAAAAACAAAGGATAAAAAAAATGAAAGAAATGCTTGAAAAGAGAATTTTTGATCTTGAAAACATATTAAAAAATTCTAGCAAAAAAGAAACTATAGAGATACTAATAGATTTAAACAAGTCTATTTTTTTAAAAAGATACGGTTATGAATATATATCAAAAAAGGAGGTATTACATTGAAGTCTTATTTGAACAAATTAAAGAAGATGATTAAGCAGCACGACAAAGTTTATGTTGCTTACAAGCTAGGAGTGATTGACACAAGAACTATTGAGCGTTGGATAGAAAGAGAAATGATTCCATCTAAATATTTAGATAGAATAAAGGGGATGAAATAGATGAAAGTAACTAAAGGGAAAGTTTTAAAACCATTGAACATTATGGTTTACGGTGAACATGGATTAGGAAAAACTACATTGGCCAGTGAAACTGCAAAGCCAATTTATATTGGTAGTGAAGAAAATGATGAAATTGATTCTGACCGTCTACCAAGAATTGAAAGTTGGAAAATGTTAACGGATCAATTAGAGTGGATACTAATGAATAAAGATGCAAAATCTTATAAAACTTTAGTCATTGATACGCTAGACGGTTTACAAGAAATTGCTCAGAAGGACATACTAAAAGATCAAGGTGGAAAAAGTATGGCCACTGCATTTGGTGGATACGGTAAAGCCTATGAAAAAATGTACACTATGTTCCATGAAATAAGAGAAAACTATCTTAAACCATTAAGAGATAGCAATGGCATGAGCATCGTTATTTTAGGCCATTCTGAAAAGAGTAAACATGAAGACCCTATCACCAATACTAGTTATGACCATTACAGCACGACTCTCCACCGTAAAGTTAAGCCACTTTTTGAAGACTGGGTATCTGCCATTTTATTTATTACTTATAAAGTTTATAGCGTAGAAAATAACGATGGAAAAGAACATGCAGTAGGAGATGGATCTAGAGTTATTTTAACAGAGCAAAGACCGTCCCACGTTGCAAAAAATCGTTTTGAATTGGATTTTGAAATTGATTTTAATAAAACTGGCACATGGAAAGTTATTACGGATCAAGTTAAAAAGCACTATGGAAAAGCACCTGCGTATAAAGGCCAGGCCACAGGCGAACAATCTCAGATATTAAAATCAATAAATGAATTACTCCCTAAACTTGACGATGATATGAAAAAAAGAATTACCGTATCTTTGAAACGTGCAGGAAATAATGAAGCAGAATTAAACCGTATCTATGGAAAAATAGAAAAACTAACAAATTAAAGGAAAACGATGGAAGAAAAAAAAGAGAAAAGCGATAAAGAAGTTTTGATGGAAGTGTTAAATTCATTAGTTGATGCTATAAACGGACTTCAAAAATTCTCTACCGATACCCAAGAATGTTTAAAACATATAAATGATAGATTAAAATTATTAGAAAAAAAAGAAACTAAACACGCATTTTCTTTATAAGGAGAAAAATTATGAAAGTTGGAACGCACAAAAATGTTAGTATTGTAGGATTTTTAGTAGGAGAGTCAAAAGAAAAGAAAACACCTTATTACGAGATTGAATTTGAAAATAAAGAAGGGGATTCAATTTATTCTCAACATTATTATTCTGATAAAGAATTTACGAAAGGTAACACTACCTCCACTATGAAAAAAGAGAATCAAAGACTTTTGATTGATATGGGATTTAAAGGAAAGTCTGAATCTGAAATGGCCGACGAAACTAAAACCGTTTCTGATTTATTTGACCTAGTAGAAGGTGGAATTTCTTTAATTGTTGAAGCTGAAAGTTTCACTAATGACAAGGGAGAAACTGTAGTTTCTAATAAAGTAAAATATGTAAATGCCGGAGGTGGTCGTGCTAAACTTGATAAGTCTTCAGCAGTAAAAACTTTCTCAGGATTTGCAGGATCTTTACAGCAAGCACGACAATCAAGCAAAGTTGTAATAGCAAAAGCACCAGTTGAAAGTTCAGAAGTGAGTGCAGATGACATACCGTTCTAATCTAACATTTTTTGATTTTGAAACAACAGACAAAAATCCTAGTGGGAATGAAATTCTCACTGGGTATTTTGTTACTCTTACTCAAGACGGTGAGCTTCTCGATAATTTATATGTCGAAATGAAGCCACTGAAATGGATAGAAGAAAGTTTTCCTATTCATGGTCTAAGTGAAAGACGGTGTGAAAGTTTTCCAGAGAGAATTATTGGCCTTAAAAAAATGATAGCGTATATGAAAAAACATAAGGATAGTATTTTTTGCTGTCACGCAAATCATTTAGTTTTTGGTGTGTACGGTTATTTTGATTGGCAATGCGTAGTGAATGAAATGTTCATGTATTCAGATAGTATGTACTATTGGTTTGGAGCAACTTTTGCAGAAACTAGGGTAATATCCACTCATACTATTGCTAAAAAATTACTTGGATTAAATAAGAATAAATTAAGCGATATAGCCACTTACTATGGTGTAAAATTCAAACACCATGACTGTAAAGAAGATACGCTGACCACAATGCACATTTATTTTGAGATGATTAAAAATCTTGGGATCTTAACAGACGATGAAATCTTTGATTTAGGGAATTACAATGGTGAAAAAATTTGGAGAAACGGTGGTGAATTTACCCTCGCTTAGAGACTATCAAGAAAAAGCAATAAACTTAACTCGTAAAGCATTTATAGATGGCCATAGAAGAATTATGATATTCTTGGCCACTGGTGGTGGAAAATCAATAATATTTCTTCACTTAATAAACTCTCTACTGGGAAACAATAAAAAAGTTTTATTCATAGTAAAACGTAGACAATTAGTTTTCCAGGCCAAGGAACATTTTGACCGAGTTGGGATTGAATCTTCTGTTTTGATAGCAAACGATAAGCGTTATAGGCCCGACTTTAAATTTCAAATTTGCTCTGTAGATACTATAGCGAGAAGGGAAATTGATTTTAGTAGTTATGATTTTTTTATTTTAGATGAGGCCCACGATGCCACCTCCAAAACTTATTCAGAGCTACTAGAATCATATCCTGATAAATACTTTATAGGACTTACAGCAACACCTTTTGCCGTTGGTAAAAAAGCTCATACTTTCTGGGATGCCTGTGTAAAGCCTATCGAAATGGAAGATCTAAAAGAGAGAGGATTTTTAGTACCTTGTGCTTTATACGTTCCGCATAAATTAAATTTAGAAAATATAAAAGTTGATGCAAAATCGAACGATTATCAGACTAAATCACTCAGCAATGAAATGAGTAAACTGGAAATTGTTGGTGATATAATAAACGACTATATTGAAATCGGAAAAATGAAACCTGCACTATGTTTTTGTGTCGATAAAAATCACTCGATTAAAATGGCCCAAGAGTTTAATGAAGCAGGGATACCTGCCCTTCACTGTGATGAATCAACTAAACAAGTTGATCGTGATAACGCTATAAAAATGCTGAAAGATGGACGCATAAAAGTTCTATGTAATATTAATATTTTTTCCACTGGAGTAGACATACCTCAAGCTGAAGTTGGTATCATGGCCCGCCCTACAAGATCCGAAATTTTATGGATACAACAAGTAGGCCGACTATTCAGACCATATAGAAAATGCGGAAAATGCCATAAGCAGTATGACAACTCTCCTGCGTGTCCACATTGCGGATACGATAAACCTTCCTACATCAAGACTACTGCAGTTATAATCGATTCTGGAGACAATCAATCACGACTGGGCCACCCTTATGACGAACGGTATCCTATAATGAATGAAGAAGATAAGAAGGCCAGGAAAGAAAAAGAAAAGCCAATTTCTAAGACTTGTAAATTTTGCTATGCAGTATATCCAGTAACCGTAAAAAGTTGCCCCTATTGCAATAAAGAGATGGATTTACCAGAAAATTTATACGAGACTATAGACGGTAAAATCGTTCCTTATGATGAATTTACAGAGCTTGATAAATATTTTAAAGATTTACAAAGATCCGAAATTCATAAGAACTTCAAGCCTAATAGAAAATATTTTGAAATGTATAAAAAATATGGTGATAAGTGCATGAAGTATCAGAAAGAATTTGATATACCGTCATGGATACCAAAAATATATAAAAAACAGCAAAAAGAAAAACTGGAAGGAAAGTTATACCAATGAAAAATTTACTGATACTTATGGCCTTTATTTGCCTTGTCGCTTGCGCTTCTGCCCCCAGGCCTTCAAAACCACAAATTGCCCCTATAGAACCATCAATCTCAAAAGAGTTTTATACGGTATCGACTAAAAAAGAATTTGCTGTTGATTCTGCAAAAATTGCCAATTGTGTTACGGCCTTACCTCAATATCATTCAAAAATTTTAGCTGAAGAATATTATTCTCATTTTACAGGTAAAAATTCTGAAATTGTCGAATCTCTGTTGAGTGATAAAAAAGCAATAATAAAAACATATTTCAAAAGATTTACTAAGGCCAAGGCATACCGTATCCCAGGCCAGTCCGAAATTTACATCAACATGGCAAAAATAAGCCCTAACACAGAAAGCATAATTGTAACTCTCATACATGAAAGACTTCACGTTTTGGGATATTCTCACAGGGGAAATAACAGAAATAAATACAATAATATTAATTCTGTGCCATATAAAGCGTCTATGCTATCTAAAGGTTTTCTTTCCTACTGCGTAGACAATCAATAATTTTTTTCAACATAGTTGCTTGTTTAGAATTACCTGATTTTTTTGCCTCTTCATAGCTGATACTTAGTCGCCCGATGGACGATTCTTTTTCGTGTTTTGGATCTTCTTTTTCTCGCTTGCCTTTTTTAGACATGGTGAATTTTCATATTTAACCTGTTGTCACAATGAATAAAAGTCTCATATCTCAAAACAAACTCGTAATGATCCCTAGCAACGTCCTCTAGGAAGTCAAGATCACCGTCCGAAGGAACTAAATCCAAACCGTCACCCAAAGCATGATTAGATCTTGGAACTCCACCAATGGCCTTATTGTGTTGATTACACCTATAGCCCGAAGTGATATAGATAGGACTACCGTAGTCAAGTCTAGTCATTTTAAACGAATCATAATTGTCAGCGGTGAATAGAGTGTGTGTGCAAGTGGCCCTGTCACATTTACAGTCAATTTCACTTTGAGTCAGAAGTACTTTTCCATCCTCTGACTTCACAATTACTTCATTAGCACCTTTAATGTATTTTTGGATCATTTTTTTCCTGTGACATTAAATCAGTAAAGCAAATCACTAGTTGATTTTATTTTTTCCAACTCAATTGCGATCAATTGCTCTACTCCGTTTTTTTTATTCGACCTTAGTCTTCTTTCAAGTTTGCCAATATAAAGCAACACCAGGCCCCAATCGTCAGGAGAGAACATAATAAATTTATCAGTTTTTTCAATGGGAATTGTTTTAAAATTACCTGTCTGATTATTATAACATTCTACCTCAAACGATGGAGCATCGTGCGAGCATATATCTATGGATGGTTTTCTCGGAAGAGAACCGCAAGAGCTAAATAGAAAGATCCCTAATAGCATTACGAATTTCATCTTTAGTTTTTGCATCTTTTATGGCCTTTACTTTTTTGGTTACTTCTTTTCTTTTGGTCTGGTCAACCTTATATTCCTCCCATTCCTTAGTGATAAAACTAATTAGTTTTTCTATAAGAAACGAGAGGGCATATTGAGCTAATTTTTCAAGCATTAAAGTTCAATCTCTAGATCGTTTACAAGATCCCTAGCTCTACCTTCAAGTGCAAGAACGATCATATCGTCATAAGGATTTTCAGTTTTCTTAGCTCCTAAAATTAGAATATCTAAAACTGAACCTCCAAGACCTTTTCCGAATTGCTCAAGAATACTTTCAGCATATTCCTCACCTACATTGTTTGCTTTTAAAATGTCTAAAATTTCTTGTTTACTAATTTTCATAAAACCCTCCAAGGCTATTGTTTAAAATTATAATTAATGAGCTGCCGACTGATAGTAACCATTATATACAAGGCCGATATTTCTTTTCATAGTCTCTGAATATTCCATATCTGTCCAACCTCCAATTCCATCATTAATATAAGTGACTAACTCCCAAGTGATACCATCTTCTGAGATTGCACCTCTAGCACCTTCATCATCCCTATAGGTCATAAAAAATCCATTACAAAATTTAATCTTAGATCCATTATTAAAATCATTATAATTTCCAGAACTAGTCACATCATCATAAGTTAAACCGTCATCATAAGAAATCAAAACTGAATCATTTGAACCTGCTAGTTTTGTTATTTGAACAATTATTCCGTTACCATAAGCTGAACTACTTTTACTATAGTTTCCTCTTGTCATAGACGAATAATCTGCATAAGTCCAAGTAGCACCGTCATCGTCTGAGTAACATGAAGTAACATGGCCTGAAATCGGGCCTGCTGTAAAATATCCCGTAACTACAAATCTAGTCGAGTTATCTATATAGTGTATGTTATATGGATCAATGGTATTTGAACCGTCATCAGTAATAGTGACGTGTGAAACTGTAGCTAAACTTAACTCGTCTAGAATTGTTACTCTTGGAGTTTGAGTAAAGGCAATATTATAATTACCTGCCGATATAAAATGTCCATTTCCATAAGCTATTTGTCTAGAATAAAAATCATCTCCATAAGTCGGGCCGACTTCCGTAAAAGCAGAACCAGTAGTGGTGTATGCCATCGTATAAGCACCAGAAGCACCAAAAGAAGAGACTACGGCCATTTCTGTAACTGGACTGTAAGCAATAGAGCAGGCCTTTGTTATAGTAGGAAAAGCTGTACCTGCAGACCAAGTACCAAATACGTTGGTGTAAAATTTCGACTGAGCAACGGCCATAACAAACTTATTACTACCGAAATAAACATCAGCTATTTTGGTAGAAGCTTTATCTGTACTTATTGGATTTCCTATATCTGTAACTGTGGCCCATTGACCTTCCCAACTTTTTATTGCCGCCTTAACACTATCTGTACCAGTAAGTTTTTTCCAGTATGCAATATTACCTACTGCGTTTCCAGTATTGGTATCTGTTTTAGATATATAAAGAACACCTGCAGAATTTATAACGCTACCTATATGATATTCCGTTCCTACTTGATATTCAGGTACTCCATGTTGGAATAAATATGCAAGCTGATAAGTAGTAACATAATCTACTGCATTTCTATCTTCAATCGCAGGAGAGTTACTGCCTACTACTGCAGAGAACCAACCAGAACCCCAGTTTGCCAAAGATTGCATAACTGTCGGATCTGTAGTCGTTTCTGGCAACCCTGCCGCTAGAGATCCGAATTTTCCTACTTCATCTACTGAAGCCGACTCTCCAAATATTTTTTGTAATACTCTTGTTAATTTTGCCATTAAAAAATCTCCCTTTTAAACTGATATAGAATCTTTGTAACTCATCCAAGGAGAAGTCATAGAGTAAACATCATAAGTATTAAAACCACTATTATTATATGCAGGTATATCGTATGTCCTTCCACCAAAAAAAGTCAAAACATTATCCGAATAAATCAAAGATGCTAACTGTACTCCCATAGGCTTTGGTAGTAAACCGTTTACTACAAACATTTCAGCTAAATCGACTGAACCTATAGATGAATCAAAGAAATAACTCATGGCCATTTCTTTAGTATCAAAAACTATTAAAGTATTCGCAAAGAAAGTATTTAATAAATCCTGTATGTCATAAAGTGAACTTTTTGAAGCATTACTTACAATCCCTATTTTTATTAATTGTCTATAATCTGCATCGTCTAGAGTTATGGATCTGGTTAAAGTATTTCCTGACCTTGATACACCTACAATGCTTCCTAGCGTGTCGAGCTGAACACCTACGGCCGTATTGATATTAAAACCTTCTACGACTTCATTGTGAACTAAATCTGCGACCGCACCACCAATCAAAGTCTCTACGTGGGCGATGGCCTTGGGTTTATTGTTATATTGCAGAATTAGCATATCTACATAATATTGAATCGCATCGTCTTTTAAGGCCATATTAAACCACCGTGATTAGTATATCAGTTGTATTTGAATCACCATCTGTGACTCGTATTGTATCTACTCCTGTACCTGCTCCTGCTGTATATATTCCCGTTCCTGAGTCTATGGATGCACCACTGTTATCAACTAACAGACTCCAAACATAAACACCGTAACCACCCTTTGCAGAGAATGTTATTACTGCCAAAGAATTTACCGTTTGAGAAGGTGGGTTAATTAAAATAGGAAGTAAAATTACGTTGGCATCAGTTATTACATATTGCCTGTCTTTAGTGCTTGGAGTCAGTAAAGTTGTATATGCACCTCCAAGAGTTTCTGAAAATCCAGAATTACTTATTAGTGCATTATTATCTAAGGCCAAAGTGACTGTAGAAAGTTTATTTATATTTAATGTTTCGTAAACTGAAGGTATATAATTAACTGGTATCCCTGTCCTGATAGCATCATAATCTACTACTGCAGTTCCATTTATAGAGGCAACATCAAATTTAATAAATACAGGTACTGTCACTACATCATCCCAACTTACTACGAATGGAGATCCATCAACTTGTGTTATGGTGAAATCTATATCACCTTTCATTCCTGCCCCTGCATTACGTTTTTGGTATATTGCATTTGCTACTGCAGAGGCATCATAAGTACCACTTACAATGGCCCAGATAGAATGAGCAGGTATTCCGTCTGCGTCTGTAGCTGATGTATTGTTTTCATAAACTGAAGTAGCTGTCACTCCAGTAACGTCTAGTAGTGAAGCTATTAAACTAGTTAAGAAACCTTGTGAAGAAAGTGAAACTGATTGTCTACGTCTTATTTTTAAATCAAAATCTGTTTCTTCATTCTCACCAATTAATGTTTGTACTGTTGGATTATTTACTGAGTCAACACCTAGAACAATTGTTACTGGAGTCGTTATCGTATTTAGTGAAGTTAATTGTTGACCATTTTCTACGGCCTGGAAAGATAGTACATAAGTACCCGATGATGGTGCTGAGTAAGTGACTAGTAATTGCCACTCATTTCCATCGTTATCTGAAACCGTATAAACAGGCTCTACTGTTTGATCTAGTCCATACATAGTTAATGCCCTAGAAGTAACTACCGTAATATCTGTCGTTGAAAAAGTTCCTGCTTGTCTTTCAATACCATTATAAGAAACTCTTTGATCTAAGACTACACCTACTGCGTTTTCAGGATCGAAAGAATTATAAATCTGAACTAGTAAATCTAAATTATCCACAATCGCAGTAATAAAAATATTTATCATTTGAGCGTCTGGTGAATCGGAATCTAAATTTATATCTGCACCATATATTGATCTAAAGGCGGCCTCAAACTCTGCTAATAATTCAGGTGCAGTTTTTACTTCTAGCCCTGTGGCCGTTAATTGATTTGGCATATTAAACCTCTACTGTATTTGTTATTTGACCATAAGCTGTATCGACTGAATACTGTATTAGTAATTGTCTGTTAGAACTTACAGAAACCAATGTTTCTTCTAAAATATTTACATTCTCAGTATTAAGTATAGTCGATGATATGACTAGTTTCAATTCTAATTCGCTCTTGCTGCCAAGTAGATTAAACCAATCAATACCTGCCTCAAGATCAAAAAAACAATCTCCCAAAAATGATTTCAGTCTAGTTTGTATGTTTTGAGCTACTGCGTTAATATCTTTCTTGTAGTTGTTTCGACCTTTTCCGAAAGTCCAATCTCCAACTCCGTCTATTGTTCTAACTCTCATTCTAATAACCCCTCTAGTTTGCTTGCAACGGCTATAAGTGCAGAGGGATCTATTATCCCCTGTGGTACAGTAGCTCCGTTAGGTAAAGTATCAAGTACTGTTATGGCCTTTATGGCATCAATTAATTCTTGCATCAATGCCCCTAGACTATTAGAGCTATTTTCTAATAATACCGCACCACTTTTTACAGTTATTTTCGTATCACCATTATATAAAACTGGATTTTCCGCATCGTAACTTGGTATAGCTGATTCTAAATTTCTGACACCTACAAATATCATTCCGTCTGATAAAGAGTGTAATCTATTTGAATTTAACTTTCCATCCTTAAGTCCAGAAAACCAATTATCAATATCTCTGTCGTTAAATAATACTAGACAATCATCACCCGATTTTACTGGCATTGTGAGTCCTGCCACTCCTCCAGAAATCATCATCAATGGACATTGTAATAATAAAGGATATTCCACCTGTTTATCTTCAAATATTCCACTTTCACTTTTTCTATAAAATGTTTTTGTATATGAAATTTTAACAGTACAAGTTTGTTCTGCTGAATTAAACGATTCGACTCTACCTACGGCATGACAATTCAAAGTAAGCATAGTGCTTTTCTTATGATAATCCATTAAATCTTGTAGGCCTGGTTCTTCGACCGCTAAATTTATTTTATTGCTCATCCTCTACCTTTTATGGCCAATCGTCTTGTAAGACCTAATCTAGTCGTGGCCTTGCCACCTACTGACTCTGAAATCATACCAGAATGATGTATAGACATTATTTTATAAGTTCCATTATATTCTCTAGTAGTCTGACTCTCCAAAATTACTTGTTGACCAGAAAGATATCCTGCTTCAAATAAAAGCTCTATATCAACAAACTCCTGGCCACGCACGGGAGTACCTAGTAACCCACTCGCTGAATTTATAATTTCAATATCGCCGTTTAAAGTTTCATTGTCATATAGGACATGTGCGATTCCATTTTCGATGAAAAAAGCACCCCCTGTAATCTCTTTTAAAATGTCTACTACGTTATCTGTGTAGGAAGTATCACGTCCAATTTCTCCGAATATAGTTCCTATTTCCCCACGCTTAATACCCTTGTTTCCAAGTTGTCTTATCATATCTAAAGCGATTGAATTATAAGTAGTTCCCTTTTTATAAGTCTGTCCATCTGCATCTAAGTTATTATATACCGACCCACTATCAAAACATTCTATAGTAGTAACGTAATCACTTCCTTGCCTTACAGAAGTGCATCGACTTATTGTACCACTAATTATAGGACTTAAAGCTTTTCCATATCCTGCTTTTAAAACAATTTTTCTTGAAAGGTCTTGATCTCTCCAGTCTTTAAATATGCTGGCCCTATTATCTGCTGATAAGTTATATATAACTATCGTTCCAGTATTAGGTGAAGTCATAGTATTTCTTACAACATCAAAAGTAATCGTAAGCCTATTATTTATCTCTAGCGTTGTGCTGTTTCCTGTGTCTATGAATAGAGTATAATTTCTATCAAATTTAGCCACGGAGAAATACCTCGTAGTCATCGACTTCTTGCTGAGTTAATAAATAAAATATTGATTGCCTATCTTCAAAGTCATCCAAGAAAGAAGGTTCTCTTTTATCAACGGATATACAGGCCAGGCCGAAAGGGAGTTGATTTCTAAATTGATGTAAAATATTTGGAGAGTTACAAACTCTCATATTATTTATTTCAAAATCTTCATACACTAATTTGGTTATAAACCATCCTGTCTGCATTTCTATAAATTTTATGGCCATAGTAAACTTAGTACCATCTTCAATTTCTATAGTGAGACTCTGTTTTGGTTCGTTTGATACTTGTTCTAATATATTCATTTTAACCTACCTATGTGTAATTTGAAGAAGAAGGCAAAGAGGAAGTGAATCCACTTTCAGGACTTTTAAAAACCGTATCACTAAAAGCATTTTGACTTTTAAGTTCTCTGATAGGCTTTAAAGTACTCTGAGAAGAATCTGCAAATCTCAATAATTTAAAAGTAATTTCAAAATCACTTATAACGTCAGTCTGTTCACCTTGACTAACTCTTAAGCTTTGTATTGCCATATTTTTAAATATTGCCCACGGTGTTTGTATAGTAAATAATTTTCTATCTCTCCAGTAGGTATAAAACTTTTGAAAAGCTATCTGTTGTTTATTTTGTATTTTTCCTGTAGTCGTAAGGCCGTTTGAATCTACTTCGTTAAAAGCACCTCCATCCGATAAAGAGTCAATTGTTTTGGTGATATTATCTTTAGCATTTATAGCTGTCCTATAAGCTCTGTCGGCCACGTTATAAAGTCTTAAAGCATCTAGTGTTAACTCTGGTGTGTATATGGATAAGTTTATAAGTTTTTCTTTTGCCGTTCTTAGAACTGCCACCTTTGGAGGAACTACATCATTCAATTCACCTATGAAACCACCTACTGTGATTATCTCGGGCCTTAATCCTATATGATCGTTTATTACCGAATTATCCTCAACTATATGATCTGTAATGTCACTTGTAAGAGTTGCAGTATTTTCAGACTCATAATGAAAAAGAATAGAGTCCTCTAATTTATTGCTGGTATCATTTTGTGCCCTATATCCAGTATTCCCTTGAGGCGAAACCATTACAAGACTACTTATATTCGAGACTGTGGACATTGCCCCCGATAGAGGCCCTAGGTCAATTGCCATTAATTCCCCCTAGTTGTTGATTCTTCTCTATTGATTATTTTAGAGACTTCTTTTCCAATTGTACTTCCTTGCTGAATAGGATTATCACTTTTTGATTCGACTGTTATGTTAAACACAGAATTTTTGACTTGTTCAGCCCTGGCCTTTGCGGCCCCTTTTGCTGCAGGTGATAAGTTATATAAAGATTTTTGTATTTTTTCTTTAGCACTAATATCTTTATCTTCTCTTTCTTTAAGATTTTTATCTCTTACAAGATCACCTTCTGCGGTCATATCTTTTATGAATTTACTAAAAAATCCACCTTCACTTTTTTCTTTTGAACCTATTCCCATTTTATCTAATATTCCAGATAACTCTTTAAATATAAGTGACCACCCTTGGATTATCGTATCTATAGCAGTAAATAATCCCAGTGAGTCAGACATTTTGGTAAATGCCTTTACAAGCTCTAGTCCAGAAGTAACTATCTTGGTTAAACCCTTCATAAGTTGTTCGCCATCTTCAGAGAAAATACGACTTATACCCATGTTCATTTTTTGTTGGATTTCTAACCAGGCCGCGTTCATTTTGGCAAGTTTCTTAGATTCTCCACCAGTGAAAGTATCTGCACCCTTCATTGACTTTTCATTGAAAGAATCTCTTCTAAGACCACCTACCATTGTAGTGCTTAATCCGAAAGATCCTAAGTTACTATTTGCCCTTCCAATATCGCTTTCTGCTTTTGCGTATTCTTGGAGTTTTTTCATTACATATTCAGTATCTTTTAATTTAGTTTTATCGATACCACCTGTAAGCTCACCTATTCTGTGCATACCAGATATTTCAGTAAGTCCATTTGCATAGTCTGACATTTTAGATTGAAGACCTCTGAAAGATCCTTCAATTTCATCATTAGTCATATTTATAGCACGGCCAGCGTGTTGCCATCTCTGGAGCATCTTAACAGACATTCCAGTTTCACGGTTAAACTTCTCCAGGCCTGTACCAGTATCCATAGACCATGCCATCATCTTCTGAAGACCGTAAGCCATACCTGCGAGTGCGGCCTTAGTCTGCATAGACGTTGACTTAACGTCCTTCATTGACTGACCGATACCCATAAGAGATTTTTTAGCTCTATCGCCGCCTTTTACAGCTAATCCTACAGTCAACTCACCTATATTCATTTATGCATCTCCATGTAAGCTGATTCGTAGTCACTAATAAAATCCTCGTAGTTTAGTGCTTGAAGTACTACTCTGGCATCTAATTCTATGACTTCATTGTAACTACCAAACCCTAATTTTGTTAATCTAAACATTATAGGATAGTAATCATTTTCAATAACTACTTCAGGCCCTCTTTCACTTGATCGAATAGATGACCGTATTCTGATAGCAGGGCCTTCCCGAAAGGGAGAATATTTTCCTTTGCGACTAAAATCATAACTTCAAAATAATCCTGTCTAGCTTCTTCAAGTTCAAAAGTTTCTTCACCTATTCTCTGGCCGTTGTATAGACATTTTTCAAAACACTTTTCTAATTTTTCTTCTATATCTTTAGACGAAAATAAATAACAAGCTATGTTTTTAAAAAAGTTAGAATCAATTTCTTGACTTGAGTCTATGTCTATATCTTTGGCCTCTTTCAAAACGGCCTGGTATAATTCTCTTCCATCTCTAAAAGGTGCAAGACCTATCTTCAGAATTGCACCACTTGGCATTTTTACTTCTTTCATATTAAGTCAACGCTCTAGGAGAGTTAGCAAACATGATTTCATAAATTGAAACCGATTGCTCCGTATCACCTTCTACGTTATTTTTAGCATTAACTCTTTTTGTGAAGATCCCACCACTCATGATATATGTGTCGTTTGAAACTGCACCTGCACCATCACCAATTTTTTTGATAAACTCTGCACTCATTAGAACGAATCCTGAAAAGTTAGAATCTTGAGATACTAAAAGGTTATTTAGAAACTTATCGTCTGCACTTCCTCTCATTACTCTCATGGTCATAGTTGCCTGTTTACCTGTCTGGTTAAAAGCATAAATAGTATTTCCGTTCTTACCAGTTTTTAAACTAGCAAGCTCATTAGGGAAATCTAAAGTTATGCAATCTCCATCGGCCAAATCAGAAATTATTCTATCATTGATTAGTGCTACGTCTGCACCTGTTAAACTTACTACACTCATTATAAACTCCTTTCGTTTAAATATTTTATTGCTTTATTAAGTAAAAGTACATTATCTCCGAAGCCTCCTAGTGCAGCATTACAAGGAGAACAAAGTAGACCTCTAACTTTCTTTGTATCGTGGCAATGGTCTACTGCAAGCCTTCTGTTAATTTCTATTTGATGCTTTTCGCATATTAAACATTTTCCATCTTGAGCTAAAAACATTTCGTTATAATCTTCAAGAGTGATTCCGTATTTACCAATGTTAGATTTTAACAACGAATCTTGTCCTTTTTCTGTCAATCTATATGCTCTCGATCTTTCTCTCGCATTGGTTTTAGTTGCACTTGTTTTTGGTCTTCTTTTTCCTGCCTCACTTGCTAACAACTTAACTCTAGGTAATTTTTTATAATCAGAAACACATTTTCTACATCTCGAATTTACACCAAACTTACCACTATTCTTTTTACAAAATAATGATAAGTCTTTTTCTATTAAACATGTAGCACACTTTTTAACTTCCAAAATTACCTCTATTGGTTAATATTTACGATCACAGAACTTGAGTGTATAGCTCCACTGAACTTAATTGCAAGTTGGATCAACGGAGCATTTCTTTCTGCTCTGTCTGAAGGTAATTGTAAAGCTACTGGTTGTGAATAAATATAATAACCACGTTGAGTTATGTTATCAAAAAAGTCTTCTTGAACACCAAAAGTGTTAGCTGAAGTCCATCGACCTGCCGCTACAAATTCGTTAGTTACTGCCGCTTCACAAATTCTTCTGTAAGCAGATTTTAAACTACTAACACCGTTTTCCGTTTGTGCTATTTTAGTTGAAGTTGTAGCTAGTACATTAAATCCTGCAATCTTAAGACTTCCAACAAACCATAGTAAGTTATAAACATCATCAAAAAATTTATTCCCACCACTTGTAAATGTTTTTGGCACACCTTGGATACTGATGTAACAGTCTGCACCTGCATCTTGAGCTTTAGTAAGTAGCGTTTGAGTTATTGTAGGATCTGGTAAAATTCCTGCTAAATCTTTAAGGTGCATTGTTTGAGTAGTCTGACTTCCATTAAAATTTGTGCTTAGTGCTCGTCCTGCGTAAGCGGCAACAAATTTATGAACTGATAAGTCATCGGCCCCACCATAAAATAAACACCTTGCTTTATCTAAACTTGCAAGTCTGATATTATCAAATTTTCCTGTAGCATCTAAATCAGCGGCCGTCCTAGATCCAAAGAATCCTATTTTACTTGTTACTGCCGCAACTGACCCTGCCGCTATGATTGCCGCTTCATCTGAAAGATCCGTAGCAATAAACCCAAAATACTGAACTAATGATTCTGTTCTAGTTACTGCCTCTGAAATTTCTTCAGTTTCTAATAATGGAATTATTACTAAATAACCTCCACCTGCTAAAATATTTGGTTGTTGTGAAAATACTGATAATGCCTGTGCGTAAGTAACAGATCCACTACCGAAATCCGTAGCGACATCACTTGGTTCAAGATAAATTTTATATCCATCAGACCCAAAACTTGCCTCTGGAGTTTCACTTGTAATTATTGCCAAGTTACTTGTGTTATAAGCTCCTGCACCTTGACCTACTGCTGAAACTGATACGTTTATTACGTTTTCAATTGATAAATTTGCCATCCTATTCTCCTGTTATAATTTTTTTAATAACTCTTCAATTTTTAACTCATTCATCCTAACTTGTGCTGTAATACTGTTTACTATTGCATGGTATTCTTGTCTTAGCGATTTTATTTCAACGTCTTGTTTGTCTATCAAAGAAGAGTGATCATCTAACCTTCTGTCTTTGTTTATGTCCTTCTCAAGCAATTTTACTATATTTAAGTTTAGATCACCAACTGACCTTTGTAAATTGTCTAGTACTCTTTTAAAACTACTTATTGTAAAAACCCCTAGAAAGAAGCATAGAGCCGAAACCCCTTGTAATATTAAGCTTATACTTATTCCATCCATTATTTTTCTCCGTTACCCTATTTAAACACAATTATTATTTCTTATAAAGGTAATTTCCTCATCAAAACTATATCGTCTTGATTGTATAGAATTTCAACTGAATCAGGTTTATGGTCTAATACTGTTAATTCCCTGTCTGCTGTGCATGTCTTCAAAGTTTCTAGCCAATAAGCCCCGACTTTCATATTTGCAAAAACATACGCATTAAATTCTAGGTATTTTTCCACTGTCATCATTGGATGAAAGCTATAAATAATATCCTTGTCACTAATATCGTAAGTTGAGTAATCAACATTTGTTATGGCCACATCAACACTAGAATTATCAGAAAGAAGAGTAACCATATCAGCATAATAATCTGCATTCAATTCGCAACCACTTAAAACAGATCCATCAAAAAACGAACCTAAATAAAGTAAGTTCTCACAGTATCCACACCCTAGATCAGTTATTTTCGGACTAGTTACAGTCATAGCTTGAGTAATTAATTCAAATGGTGCTGTATATTGAGCGATATATCCATAATAATCAGAACCGTTATCATTCATAGGATCACAAGCAATTGCATCTACAGCTTGAAAAAATGCGTTGTGATTCAATAATTTATATTCTTTTAAACTCATTCGTAATTCTCCTGTATGTCGAAATAAATATCCCAAACATATGAATATTTTAATGTGCTTTCCATTCGACCGACTATGGCCGTTGTTTTAGCATTTGGTACTATAGTAAAGTTTAAATTTCCTAGTGCTTCATGTGAAACGGTTTCAGTTTTAAATTCGATTACGTGCTGCCCTTTTGATGAAGTATATCCACTAGCAACACCTTCGTAAACGTTTGTACCGCTTAGTGAAGTGTTTCTAACAACTACTTTATAAGCTACTGAGAATGACCCTTTGGAGCGCATAGAGACTGCAAGTGATGTATCATCAGTTGTTATTGAAAGTGTTGTTTCCTGACTGTGATAAACACTACGAATATTTCCATCACGCGATATTGTAGCTTTAGTGTTAAACACTGTGAGAGGTACGTCTTTATCTGGTTTCTCTATATTTAATAGTCCGACTATAGTTGTGTTTCCTGCACCTATGGACATTCCAATAGTGTTAACTTCAGCCATTTGTGTGCCGTTACATGAGAAGCCAACCGTATGTGCTGCTCTCGCAAACATTCCTGTCCTACCACTCTTTAATCCGTATGCGACTGCTGATGATGTACCTAAATCCCTAGAGTAAAAAAGAGATGCGCAATAGATACCTAGTGCATCTGAATAATTATCAACACCTTGTTTAATTAATTTACCTGTAGTTCCATCAAAAAATGCTGTCTTATATGTTGTGACTGATGCAGGCCCTACAACATACGAGGATAAATCTTGATCACCTGTATTTGTTCCTGATTGATTATCGAGATTACTTTCTTGAGCATCAGTCATAAATCTTTTGTTAGACGAATCAGATATATTTGAGGTCGTAGTAGTATCCGCATTCACAACATTACTTAAACCAACTTGAGTTTGCGTAACTCCATGTGGATTATCACTTGGTAAACTGTCGTGTCTTGATTCGGTTAAATATTGAGCATGACTATCAACTGATAAATTAGTTAACAGACTATGATCTGTAGTTCCTGCAGGCCCAGTGTCACCTTGAGAACCTTGCGCCCCTTGAGTACCTAAAGTTGAAACAATAACGCTTTTAGATTCTTCAGTAACAACCACTTTAGTAATTTCTTCCGTTACTGTTATAGCAGGTACGCAATCGCTAATTGTTATTGTTGGATTACTCATCTTGTAACCTCTGGACTCAATTCAACAACACCTTGAAGCCATCTTTGTATTACACCGCCATTATTACTTTCAATATCATAAGGGAATTTCACATTTGTTCTATCTATTGTTTTTTGAACAGGTAATACAATAGCCGTAGAAGTTGCGTTGGATAAAGACACCTCGACTTCTCCAGTATTTGTAACTTGATTTAAAACACTGAATGAAAATGATGCAACAATGTCAGGACTAGAAACATAAGCTCTAAATTGACCTGTGAATGTATATCCAGTTATATCTATTGGAGAGGAGTTTTCGTCCACGATAGTTAATAGAAGCTTGTAGTCTGTACCTTGGCATATTGTTATAGTATAATTACCTGCTGACATATTATTATCCTAGTTTGTTGCAATTTCTACATCACTGAAATTTTCGTAGAAATCTGTATTTTGAATATTTTTATTACTGTAACTCATACTGAAAGTTATGTTAAATCTATAAGGTATTGCAGATCCCTCTACTTGAGAAAGATCATTAAATGAAACTGGATTTAAACCAATACTCATACTGTTTGCGTCCTGGACTCTTTGTGAGTAAGCCGACCTTATTGCCATGACTACATTTTCTTTCATGTTATATGCTGCAAGTGTCCTGCTCAATATGTCTATAGAAATATTTGCATTACTATTAGTGGAAAGAATTTCTGTTTCACCTGTATAGTCGCTACTCGATGATACTATTTTAACACTATTAAATTTTATAGCTATATAAACTCTATTATCTCTTGGAATAGTTATTTTCTGATTATATATATAAATTTGATTATCGCTTACACCTGTGAATTTCTGTATTATTTTTGAGAGTACTTGCAGCTCATTAAATACATATATACTTATAGATTTTCTTGCTCCAACATCATCTGTCGCAATTATCACCTGGACACCTGTGTCTATAGAATTAGGCCCTGTGTATAATCCACTTGCAGAATCAATACTTCCACCATCTCCACTTCCTAAAGAGTACACATAAGGTGCTGTGCCTCCTGATGCCTGTACTACTAATTTTCCACCAGGCCTTAAGAAATATGTGCTTGCATTTATTTCTAGTGCCATTATTGAAAGTCCTCTATTGCGTGATATTCAAAATAACCGTATTTGTTATGATCCATTCTATCCATTACTCTGTACTCAATGCCAAGATAAGATAGCTTGTCATCTGGTTTTAATTCCAATGAAGGTTCTGAGTGAATAGTAAACCACTTTTCAACTCGCTGGCCTTCTGGCTTCATTCTAACGGCCTGGGGAGACATGGCCTGCCATACACCTTGGAAAGTAACGTTGGCCTCTGTCTCTACTACTTTATAATTTACTATAGTTTTAGTTATGGTAGTGAAGGTAATCTTTTGAAACCAATTTTTCATAGCGATAGAAACATTAGGGAGAGTTCCCGAATCTTGATCTAGCGTTCTGGACGATGCGTTTTTAAAAATCATGCCACCACCTTAGTTGTTATAGAATCTCTCAATTGCTGTGTCTCAACTAATGTCTGCTGAACTTTCTTATTTTTCATATTAGAAGGAGGCCATTGTCCAAACCCACCTGTATCAAATGCGTCTAAGACAACTCTCTCTGCGATCAATGCTAACTTCTTAGCGAGTGATTCCAGGCCACCTTCCTTAACAATCTCCTTTAAAGTATTTTTACTCATTATTCCAGACTTCTTTACATATTGGTCGAATTTTTCCTGAAGAGGTAACATTAAAAATGACCTCTGTGGAATATTCTCTGTACCAAACTCATGCACGAGGCCTATGTCTGCGTTAGTTAGTTTATCTTCATCTTTTCTTTGTGCTTTTTCACCCATGATACCAATGAGAATTTGAGGGAAATCCTGTCCGAACATTTTTTCGATCTTAACCATTGTTTTTGTATCTACGGTATCTTGACTCATGCTAATGTCGCCCCCGTAACTGTATAGATATTTCCTGCTAGTCTAGGGTATATCATCATCAAATACTGAGATCCGTAATTGGTTCTAGTAAGCCATGCGAAATTTGGATCGTTCGCTATACCTGTAGGTATTGACTGACTGACTGAAACAGATCCAACACTTTTGCTCGATGTATTCCATTCAAAACTTCCACTTATCCCTTGTGACGATGCTTGCAGGTTCATCGAGAGATAGTGTGCTGTCAATAAATAATATCCTATATTGTACTCGGCTTGGTCACAGAATAAACTTTCTGCTATTTGGCAAACTGACATATCAAATGCTTTTTGAATATCTTCATCTAAAACATTTTTTGATATGTCATACCCGAAAGGAAAGTCACGAATAAAATATGTCTTAAAATCATCAATACTCGGACTGACAAAAGCCATGTGTAACTCCTTATTTTAGAAAAGGCCCCGAGCTTTTAAACTCAGGGCTTATTTTATTAGACTCTAAAACTAATTAGAAATCAAAATAAAGAAGTTCTTGTGGTCTGTAAGCTAATGCTCCAGTGAACTGACCGTAACCTACGTTTTGGAAAGAAAAGTTATCAATAGAGTTAGCAAGTGTATTTGTATAATCCACTGGAATATCCATTCTTAAGCTTTCTTCTTCAGAGTTATAAAGTGCATATCTCTGAACACCTAAACCACTTATCGAGCTTTCAGCATAAGCACATGGCTTAATTTGGAAGCTTGGATTACCAGTCATTACTCTAAAAGTATCTTGAAGAACTTCTAAAGTTGACTTGATATGGAAGTCAGCGTTTGAAGGTGATGCTAGTCCTAAGTAATCCGATTCAGGGATTACAAAGTGAGTAGGCATTGCCGTTCTATTACAGTTAGCTCTATATGCTTCAAGAACACCTGCAGTAAAAGCCTTAAGCTCTGTACCAGTCATTGAAGAAATTGCCTTAGTAATTAAAGCTGTGTTAGAAGTGATCCCTGCTTGGTTTAATAAACCTTTAACTGAAGCATTTCCTTCCATCCCAATAAATGCGATTTTTTGAATACCAAGATCCCAGTTTTTCTTTCTTGATTTTTCTTTAGCAGTAACTAGATCCCAGTTACCTGATTTTGAAGCATGTTCAAGATCAAATAAAGTCCATCCAATTTGCTTTGCCCAGTTGTTAACAGCAATGTCAACAGAATCAACACCTGCATCTCCAACAGCTAGTGAAGAATTGTTAGCACCAGTATTAAGCATACCAGTCTCAAAGCTATCAGCTAGTGAGAAGCTTCTATAAGTAGTAAGCTGAGTACTCCATGCACCTTCACCAACTCTTACTGGGAGATAGTCTGCAGGAGCAATTTCAAAAAACTTTTGCTCTGAAACTTTTTTCATAATTGTAGTAAGAGAAGTAATATCTACTTGATACCCTAATGCGTTTACTGATTTTTCTAGGTTGTTTGCTATCTTAGCTTCACGGTTACTTAGTGTAATCGGTTGGCCTTGTGAATTTAAAATTACTTTTTTCATTATATTCTCCTTAAGGTTTTTTAATTATGCTACTGCAGCTTGGTTAAATCCGATTAATACTCTTATAATATCTCCGTCGGCCGCTGCTTTATCTAAAGCTAAACCTAGAATTGATTTACCTGAAGTTGCAGTTGCTACTTTTTGACCTGCGATTACTGGCATAACTAATCCACCTCTTGCGATTGCTGCACTTGCTTCCATATAAATTACAGAACCAACAGAAACAATTTCAAGATACTTATCTAAAGGAAAATTAACGTCCTTAATGTTGTAAGCTACTGCACCAAAAATGATTTCTGTATCTGCCGCTAGTGCAGTTACTCTAGGAACTGAACCTGCAACGTCTACCATCTTAACTAATTGGCCTGGAACTAATGCTGCTGCTTCATCGGATGCTACTTGACAAGGAATTGTGATCCCTGAAAAACGTAGGTCAACGATACCTTTTTCTACTGATTGACTAAATTGATTTTGCGATTGTGCCATTTCGGCCTCCTTAATTCTTTGTTATTATTAATTACTACCGTAACGGCTATTGCCTCTAGCTACTTTGTCTTCACTTGTCTCAATAACCTGAACTGAATTTTTGTCGTTCAAGTGAGCATTTTTTAACTTGTCAAAACTATTCTTTTTCTTGTCTTCATCTTCGTCTTCATTTTCAAGGTCATCTTCTTCATTTTCAAGGTCATCTTCTTCTTCGTTTTCTTTTTTCTCGATGTCGTCATCACCTTCGTTTTCTTTTTTATCTTCGTCTTCTTCATTTTCTTTTTTATCTTCGTCTTCGTTTTCTTTCTTTTCGTCTTCTTCGTTTTTTCTTTTCTCTTCATCTTCTATCATGTTCTTATATTTGTTTTTCATATCAGCAACAGAAATTGAATCACCGTTTTCTAATTCGATCATGTCTTCTTCGTTGCAATACTTATTCATTTCTTTTTCGTCCATTTCGTTAACCAGTACTTCTAACGTAACTTCTCTTTTTGATTTTGGAAGAATTACACTCATTCCTTCAATATCGCTTGAATTTTCTACTTTCTCTTTCTTAAAAAATTTGAACATACCTACCCTCTTTGTTTTTGGTTTATTATTAGAATTTGATAATTTAATCAAGTCTTCTTGTTTCTTTGCATTATATTCTTTAAATTGTTCTGGTGTCAAAATAATTGACTCTTCGTATCTAGGATCATTAACGATAGCTAAATGTTCATACTCGCCTTCGATAATTTCCTGCTCGTAATCCATCCCGTGCCAACGTCCTCCTGCACCTGACTTCTTGATATGATAAGCATTAGATAAAGTCCATCCACTACGAATAGCTTCTTTTCCCTTATCAGTGATAACCATAAACTCTGACCAATGTTTTCCATCTGCAGGATTATAAAATGATTTTACTACATATCCGTCTGCAGTATCTTCGAGAGTGTTAACATCAACATCGTCAACATGACCTACGAATACAGGGCGACTTTGAAAAGTTGCGTCCATATTCTTAAGAGCTTTTTCGCCAATGAATATTTTCATCGAACCATCATCTCTAAGATATTCAGCACAGCCCTCGGCCATGTGAAGGCCATAAAATCTGTCTGGTAATGAAGTTGCGTTTTTTATTTTCATAATTTAAAATTCCAATACGGGATAAGCTTTACACCTGCAATTATAATCTTGGCCTGGGTTTTTCCTATCACCTTTATCATTAATGATAGGTGGATTGTCCCATGATTGCAAGCTACCGTTTAAATTTTTGTGGAAAGGCCTCACTGGATGATTGGGAGATCCTATAACATTTTTCCATATATATTTATTAACACCTGCGTCTAAATATCTTTCTTTCTGAAGCTCCGTAGTTAATAATCTAGTCTCTTGACGGGCCAGGAACTTGGCCTTAGATTTACTCACCCCGTATCTTTTGCTTATTTGTTCGGCAAGATGTTCTGACCTTATGCCAGTTTTTACATTTACCTCAACTTCTTCTCTTAGTTTTACAATCTCTTTCTCTGTCCACTCTTGAATATAGAGTTTCATGTTCTCGGTATAATTTTCTACTATTCTTTGTTTTTGTTCTGGAGTTAATTCTACATATACTGTCACATCGCCTAGCTGATTACTGACTTGAATATCTATATTAGATACCTCTGTACGAACTATTTTCTCTATATTTAATTTGTCTGCGATTTTCTTGGGGGAAAGTTTTGCCAAGTACTTTGATGCCTTTGAGGTTTTCTTCTCTAGTGCTATACTAGCTTTACTGATTTCCTCCCTAATTTCAGAAGGTAGACTAGAGGCCTGCAAATCCCAACTTCCATGTTTACGATTCCACGTGGCCCCTAGCTTTTTCAATTCTTTACTAAGAAAGGAATTGAATCTACCTTTAAATTGTCCACGATAGAATGTAATACGTCCACTTTTCAAAGCTTGCTTTAACTTACTGCGTGAGTTTTGAATAACATCATCACTGAAAGTAAGCTCCCTGAGAAGAGGCAGGTATATTTCGTCCTTGAATAACTTAGCAATTTTTGCCTCTATTAAATCGGCCGCATCATTATTCTCTGTTATCGGACTTAGTATTTTTTGAGCCATATCTAATAACCTCTATTTCAAAAGCTTTGATCTTGTTATCCATACCACGAACTGAAATCCCTAGAGATTTTGCTGTTGCAGTTTTATTATAATGATAAAACTTTAAAGCTCTCTCAATAATAACTTTCTCTGCATCTTTGATTGTTTTTCCAATTGTCCATACGTCCATTTCGTTATCCTTTTGCTACTGGTGGTGCTGTCTTAGATGCAGGTACGGCAGCAGGTTTAGTTACAGGCTTATCTATTGCATCTTTCTTCTGCTCTTTAAGTTCTTCTAATATACCTTTGTCATTTTCTAAATCGATAGAGAGTAATTGATCTTTATTACAAGCGTCCCTAAATTCTTCACTCGTCAACTCACCTGCTTGCTTGGCCTGAAGAAGTCTAGCAAATTTTTGAGACTTAACATTTTCTTCCTGCTCACTTGATAACATTCTTAGCGATTCAAATTCAATTCTTAAATCATCAGGTATGAACCCGAACATTTGTTGGCATCGTATCTTAATCATCTTTAGGATATGAAATTTTACTTTAGCTCTTACTTCACCCTGAACCATAGAGTTATAATTCTCAATATCATCTTCACCTGAACTAAATCCTGCAGAACTGATACCGAATATTTTACTCATTGGCATCCTAAGATCTGAGGCCACTTGTTTTCTAATCCCTTCCATTGTTTCGGAGATACCTGCGAACGATAATTGTTTTTGTGCGTAGTCGTCCTCTGCATCCATCGTGATAGCGTTTTGATAATTCTTTTGTCTGTTGGCCAGGGCAACACGTTCTTGAACTTTCGCTGCACCTTTAGGATTCATCAGTGTACTAGTTAATCCCTTGATCTTATAAATATCTATCTTAAATTCATCCAGTACCTCAAAAGTTAAGTCTGTTGCTTTTAAGTATTGGTTGATTGATCTAATTAAAGTCTCTACTACTGAAAATCCCCACCCACGTAACCTCGGACGTATAAAACTTGGAGCTTCAAGGCCCTTAAGCAGTAGAACTCTTGAGTGGTGTAGCTTATGTCCATAGTAGTTATAAAATTCTACGTTCTGATTTAACTCGGCCATATTGGCCGCTTGATCCCCTGTGTATTGTTTGTCAGAGAACAACTCCCACATATCTACTGCACGGAAAGAAACCCTGTCCTCTTCTTTGATAGAGTCAATACTTAATGGAACTTCATAATCATCTTCATTAATTACAATGATACCTGCTCCACCAAATAAACGATTCCATTTCATCGCTTGTCCTGCAGTATTTATATCGTCTTGTTCTTCAATTTTTGACTGAAGATCTTCAATCTGTTCAGGTTCAAGTTGTGATGTTTGAATGATAATTGGATCTCTCAGTGCATCGTCTACTGGAATATCTATGACAGTTTTAATTAAACCATGTTCAACATATATCTCTGAGAGTATTTGTCTCATGTTAGAAATCAGATACCATCTATTGTTTTGGAATAGTGTATCGACCTGACTTAGCTGACTTCCATTCGCCTCTGGACTTCCCAGTAGTGCCTCGCTTAAACCATTATGAATGAAATCAAGGTTACTATTAGAAACCCTTTCCTTCGTTGGTGCTACTTTCTTTTTCCGTGCCATTATATTCTCTCCTATAAAAATTAATTAATTTTTTCCCAATCATCAGATAATAAGTCTGACTGGCTTGCTAACCAAGGTATCAAAGATCCGTCGGCAGTTTTCATGTAGATATAGTCATTTTGCATTTTAGAATGTTCATCTGGCTTCTGGATAGCAATAAACATATTTTTACCATTCCAACCCTTTCTTGCAAATTTATTCTCGTCAGTTTTCCCACTTTTCAAGGCTTCTAGTACTTGTCCAAAAACATAATAACTCTTCATATATTTCTCCTATTAATATTCTGCGTTTTCTAAATACCTTGCAACTTCGCCAGTCATAAATCCTGAAACAAATTCATCAATAACTGAAGCCTCAAAATCTTGATGAGGTTGAATATCCAATCTTGGAATTTTTATTTTTATTGTTATTTCATCAACAACTTCACCCTCAGTACCGCATGAAAAAGTGTGCGCCCTAGTCTTCATGTCACTGTGAACTTCTAATCTATCCATTAGCTCATAAGCATTGCTGTCTGACTTATATTTGGAATTTTTCAAACACCACTCTTGAGTTCTTTTTAAATCTTCATACTTTTTCATTATACTCTCCTATAAGTAATCTAATATTCCTAAGTTACCTGCTGATATTAATGGTTCAAGTCCGTATCTAACAGCATCCCAACAGTGATTATGATTGTCTACTATTTTTGTCGTTATGTCGCTTGTCAACCTATCGACCTTGTAACTATAGTTTTTTGCTTCATCTTTCATGTGTGGGCAATCAGTATGTATTATAATTCTATTCCATGACTTAAGCCATTCAATTCCATCTTCTACCGATCCCGACCATTTTCTGGCCCCTTCAATTGAAAATCCCTGACGATCTATATAACTAATTGTTTCGGGCCTGGAGCAATCGGATCTTATCAGATACTCCCTAACTTCAGGTATCTTATCAAACATCGCAGGAAGATCATCAAGTTCTACATGAAGACCCCATTCCTCGTTCCTTATCATTATATTTCTATTTTCCATATCTATATATATTTTAACTATAACTGTAGGATCTACTGAGAAACCCCAGTCTGCTCCGAAGTAAGGCCCATCCCATTTAGGATCTACCTCAAAATATTCGTAGCTCCACTTGTGTTTAAATATTTGTGCATCACTGTGCGATCTACATTCACCTTCCCAAACGTGCATGGCCAAGTCTGGATCTGATTTAAACATATGATCCTTCTCTTGAATTAATACATGAGGAAACCACCTGTTTTCTGTCCAGTTGACTTTCTGTATGAATGAGTCTTGAGGTGGGAACTCGGTGTTTACGAATTTTTTATGTGTTGGATCATCTTCATTATTAGGATTATAGCTAACCCAGATTTCACTACCAACATTACGGATTGTAGGTATGAGTATATCCCAAGAAACTTGAGAAACTGTATCGGCCTCCTCAAGCCATAATACGTCCACCCCCTGCATAGACTTGATCGACTGAACATTATGCCTTACTCCCTTGAATATAAATTCTGTTCCATTCTTACCTGATATATAAGCGTTCTTAACTGTATAGTGATTGTTAAATTCCATTTCATCAATTTGTTCTGTGAGTAAACTATGCACCGATTCTTGGATTGAATTTTGATACTCTCTCGCACATAAAACTTTTATAGGTCTATCCTTACCAATGATAAGTAATGCCTTGGCCATTGAATAAGATTTACCTGATCCTCGTCCACCATATAGACATTTATATCTGTACGGAGCGAATAACTCTTGTGCATAAAAGGGGAGAGTTATATTCATTCTTCTATTTTCTTTACTTCTCCAGGCTCGACAGGTATTGGATCATCGGGCTTAACAAAGTTTACTTGGATAGGCTCATTACTACCTGTGTTCTCGACTATAGAAATTTCTCCGTAGTCTTTATGAAATCTTGTCTTGAGTGCAAATATAACAGCACTTAGATTAATACCTTTACTTCCCATGTTTTTTAATTGTTCTGGCAACATTCCCATGCTTGCCGACTGGAGTAACTGCTCATAGAACCTAAGTCCTGCAGCATATCCTTTCTCTTTGGCTATTCTGAACTCTTCATAGTCATTAACCCAGACATATAAATTACTTGACGCTACATCAATATCCACTCCAAAAGTCTTAAAAGAACCTCCCTTGGCCATGTGCTTAACTAGCATATCGCAATACTCTTTCTTATATTTTGTAGGCATCGGGATAATAGACTCCTGTTTCAGTTTTTTTTAAGTATGCAATTTTTTCTGGATTTATTCAATTAAATTCGCTATTTTAAATGTAAAACCTCAACATAAGGATACCATGAAAGTTAAAGATCTTAAGCCTAACAAGCGTAACCCAAGGAAAATATCAGATAAACAACTAGATGCCCTGAAAAAATCAGTAGCTAAGTTCGGGGATCTGTCAGGATTTATATTCAATAAGAGAACAGGGCAGTTAATCTCTGGCCATCAGAGAAGTAAAACTATTCCTGCAGATGCAACCATAAAGAAAGAAATTAAACATGAAGAACCTACGTCATGCGGAACTATCGCTGAAGGATATGTCCTGCTAGGTGACGAGCGTTTCAAATATAGAGAAGTAGACTGGCCTGAGACTATGGAAGTTGAAGCTCTCCTGGCCGCAAACAAACATGGAGGTAGTTGGGATAATGACATTCTTAAACTTAATTTTGCTGATTTCCCTGACTTGGATATTGATGTTACTGGGTTTGATGTACCTGAACTTGAACGGATTGGTATAGACTTCGATGTACCTGAATTATCTGATGCTGCATATATGGCCCAAGATAGCGGGCCGCAGGCCGACTCTAAGAAAGAAATTATTGGAGAGTCAATATATACTATACCGCCTGAAGAACAGCTTGAACCTGCCGAGGTATTCGATAAAACTGAAGAGAAAACAGATATTGTGGGAAAACGGTATGTAATTATTATTGACTGTAAAGATGATGAACACAAGAAGAATATTAAAGAATCCATCAAGCCCCTTGTTGAAGAGGCCGATGGAAAGTTTTTTTAGTCTGTTGCAGAAGCTTTTGCTTGTCTTTTAGTCGGCTTAACACCTGATAATTTTGAGATTTGCTTAAAAGCTCTTTTTTCTGCTGCTGTCATTTTTGCCATTGTATCCTCCATGGAAATTATACTATAGAGATTCATTATCCATAATATACGGACGCAAGTCAAGATTACCTGTTGGATAATTGCTTGACTTCTCACGCTCTAGTTTAACACCAAGTTTTTCTGCGAACTTAATACCGTTAATTATGCTTACTCTGCCCGATTCGTGATAATTCTCTGCATCCTCAAGATCCACTCCGAGCGAATCGATGAAATCTATTTTCTGTTCTGCAGATTCAAAGACCACTGAAAAGAAAAAATCGTTATCCATCCACAAGTTTTTATTCTCTTTCTTTTCGTATGCAATGCCCTCAAATTTATCTGTATCAATACGGCCGTGATATTTTTCGTTGTTCATAACACGATTGACGTACTTCTTAACAAGTTCTTCTTCAGTAGGTGGATTTTCCCTCTTGATTCGACGGGCCTCTTTTTCTTCGTCACGTACACGTTTTTTTTCTGCACGTTCAAGCTTGCGTTGCTCTATCTCTGCTCTCTCACGTTCTTTCTCTGCTTGCCTGAGTAGTTTTTCCGATTCACTTAAGACTGGTTTTTTTGCCATTTAATAACACCTCAAATCTATATTCATCAAGCACCAATAAAGGAAATACTTTATAAACAGATTTTTTAAATTCTGGATCTGCAATAAAAGCAGACCTCATTTTATAATAACTAGGGTAGTCGTGCGTTGTCTGAGATAGTTTATAACATGGGTGAAGTTTAAGACCAGTTTGAGATATTATTCCCATTACTTGTGCCTTAGTCATCATGCCTATTGGAAAAATCTCATGGTTAATCACCAGGCCTTTCTTATAAAAGTTAGTTGCTCTGGAAACTGATTCATATTTAGAGAAACCACTACACGCATAATCAAGATTTAATTTCTTTAGAAGATCTTTGGAATATTTTTTGAAACTAAATTCGTGATGCTCAAAATTATTTATATTACTCATAACCATATCTGGAGTTTGATAATGTCTCCTGCATATATTAGTTAACTCATGTGCATTTGGCTCACGGATAAATTCAACATTAGGATACCGCTTTTTTTGATACTCAAGATATTTTACATCGCTTGGGTGCTCACTCAAGAACTGATAATTAACCGATACAATTCGTTTTGGTTTTGCGTAATTGGCAAGCCATTCGAGACATGCTGCGGAATCTTTCCCAAGACTATTTAAGTGAAGAACAGAGCACGGTTTAATGTGCTCCGCTAGTTCTTTATGTGTTCTTAAATTTATAGACATAATTTCCATCTTCGTTTTGAGTAACACTGGTTAATTTTACAGTTATATAATAAGTCTGATCGTATAGCTGAAACAACTGGCCACGTTTCCATTCTTTCTTATAATGCCTTACGGTCTGCATCTTTTCATTCATTAAAGTTTGTATCATATATTTTCTTTTATATAAAATTTTAGGCATCCCATAAACACAATTTAAGTCCAAACTATCTAGATCATTTTTTATAGCATTATATCTAGTTAAAAATTTCTGGGCCTCTCTGGCCGTTTTAAACATTTTGAAATTGTAGTCATTCAATTCCATAGGCCGGGCCAGGCCTAGCTCGTTTAAATCATTTTTGAGCGTTTCTACTGTGTATACTCCGATTTCAGGCCGTTTAACGTCCAAATTAATAGCGTAGTGTTCTTTCATCTTAAAAGCTCCTTATATAGTGTTTAAATTAGTCTTATATATAAGCAATTTATTCCGACTATTAAAGACGCATTAGGCCTATATAAGACTAGTTTATAAAGAATATACGCAGCAATATAGCTATTTTAGGCCTGGATCTCATAGAATATACGCACTATGTAATAATTACACTAATGATTTCAAGAACTTACATTTATTTTGAGTACACGGCATTTTTTTCTTGTACAATTGCACAATACATGAGACAATGATTTCAGACGAAAACAACAACAACAACAAAGGAAAACAAGATGGACGCTATTAAAAAAATGATTGTTGAAAATACTGCTCACTATGAAGATGGATTAGGCTTTTCAATGGATGACTTAAAAAATTGGAATATGAAAATGCTTAAAGAACAGCTTGATATTTCAATTCCTGCTCTTTCAAATGATTTTTTATATGATGAAGATGGAAATTTATAATGGCCGTTTTATCAGCTTCAAAATTTATTAATCTAAGCCGTTTGATTGCTATACAAGAAAATAGTTATCGAACGGCCGATGGCCTAAAAGAGTATGAAAGAACTGAAATTGATAACGAGATAATTATTAAAGAAAATAAACTTACGGAATTAAAAATAATAAAACAATTAAAAGAGCGTGAATTGTATGAAAATACACCACCATTTTAAAGGATAATTATGAATATTTTAATAGCGAAAACAATCTTACAAAGTTGGATTAATGAAAATGATGTTTTGTTATATGAGAATGATGCTTACGAAAATTATTTTAATTTAATGAAAATATCGAGAAAAGAAAATAATCAAGAAATAAAAGAATGTTTAAAAATCATTAAAGACTTAGATATGATTAGCATACTGGAGAATAAATCATGAAAGCTTTATTAATAAGTTTAAAGCAAAATGCTATTGCAAAATCTTTTTTTATATTTTTAAAATCATCTGAAATAGATTTAAGTTTTATTGCTAAACCATTCTGTATATTAATGTTAATTGGATTTATTGTATATATATATATCAATTAATAATAACTATATTAACAAAAATAAAGGAGTTAAAAAATGTTTACTCGAATTGGAAAACACGACGCAGAAATTAAAATTAATGAATACATTGAAAGATTCAGTGAGATAAAACCACACTTAGACGAATTGTTAGAATTACCAATTGTAAAAGTTAAAATAATAAATGATGGATGCAAGGCCGGCCCAACGCTGAAAATTTTTAGATACTTGCAAGCTCACGATATAAGGACATACAAATGAAAGAAATAATTAATAAGGATAATAAAAAAGTTACCATAGAAAATTTAGGCAGTTTTATAAATATAAATTATGAAAATTATAGTCGAACGATTACATGGGAAAGATTGGAAGATCTTGAAAAGTATTTTACTACTTTAGATCATAGAGAAACTATTAACGTAATTTTATCATAAGGAAAAATTAAAATGGAAGGATTAGAAAAGAGATTAAAAAAATTAACTAGTAATAATAATCATAATGAAAGCTTATTAGAAATTACTAAACATTTTAAATTTTTTGGGCATCAAGAAATTATTGAGTGTATAAAAAAAATTCATGAAATCGAGGGCCACATGCCTAGAGATTTATATAATTATAGATACCAATTAATGAATGAAATTTTAGAATTAATAGAAAAAAATAACAACAAAGAAACTAGAGAAAGGATTGTATCATGTTTGTAATAATGAAAGATAATTTTATGAGTGGATGGGGAAAGGCTAAAGATATTACTAACCTTTACGAAGTTGAATGCGATGATTTGGATCAAGTAGAAATGATTGAAAGAAACGCAAATAACAGAACGGATATGTCAAATGTAAAATACAAAGTAAAAGAAACTAAAGATTATTACGGAGTTTTAATAACACGAGTTCACTTTGATGATCTCGGAGGAGTTTGGAAGAAATGAGAAATTTTACTAAAGCTGAATTACTTGCCTATGTACAATTAGAAATGAGTTATAAAACAATTGATAAAATATCTATAAAATCATTGGCCGTAATAGCTGACATTTTGTGCATTGATTTATCTGATACAACTTTTAAGGAAAATAATGAAAAAACCAATTAATTTACACGTTGAAGAAAAAATGCACCAAACAATAAAAATATATTGTGCTGAAAATAATATCAGTATGACACAATACATTATTAAACTTATCGAAAAGGATATAAAAAAATGAATCAATACGAGCAAGTAAAAATGTCATTCTATTTTAAACAATTTACACGCACGGCAGGATCGTTTGAAACGGCCCTCTGGAACTTGTTTGGCCTGGCCGATAGTGATAATCAAATACTACTCGGAAAGGCCTTCCCAACGCATTTATATGTCTATAATGAGTGGATGACATGGCCAGCAGGAGAGAGAGACTATTTTAAGGCCTATATAAGGCCAGAATCTTCGATTTAAGACGTTTTAGAGCAATATTAGGCCTATCATATCAGATAGGCCTTTTTTTGGCTTAAAATGGCCCGCATTGGCCCTAAAAAAGGGAGCATTAAGCTATTTAGTGAGTTTTTACTCTAATGCTCCCCACACGATGCGTTAAAGACATATTATGATAAATTATTTCTTACTCTTAAAGCCTCTTCGTGTTCTTCTTGATTACTGCTTTCAATTTGTCCAACAACACTGTTTAGATGGCCTTTCGTTAAAATTATATAATCCCATATAATTTTATTTGCTAAAATGTTAAATTCTTCTTGGCCTCCACCGCAAAGAATATTTAAACCAATTAAGTTTTCTTCGCTTACTTTTACTTCATTAAATTTTTTCATAAAATTATCCTTTGTTTTTTGATTCGCTACATTAATAATTTTTTTAACATGATAAGTACAGCAATTTTTGCCTACTAAATTTTGTAGTCCACCCTATAAAGTGAATTATATTATACACTTACACCGTTTACAACTACACCAACTACACTATGAACTACATTTGACGCATGGCAAAGCCTATAAAATTGTTGAGCTTTTTGTCTTTTGTAGTTATGTAGTTATTAATTAGAATAATATATATATAAAGAGAGAGAGAGAGACTTTTTTTTTATATATCCTTTTATATATCCATGTCGGAAAAACAGGACTACACGACTACAAAACGTCGAAAGCCCTTGTTAGAAGGGCTTTCGAGCTGTAGGGCAGGACTACAAAGGGTACTACATGTAGTTCATATTTTTATAATTAGACCATTTTGAGGTATTTTTGAATATCCTGCGATGCGTTTACTAACGCTTGATGTTACAAGAAATTCCTTGTCACGTCGCAGCACTCTGGCATAATCTTCATTACCAGTACCTTTTAATTTTTTCTTAATTTTTTCTGACTCGGAGTGTATAAACATTTCTGTGCTACTTAATATCCTAATGCCGTGCGATGCAATCCAAATATTTAGTGGATTATCTTTGTTTTTATACTCTTCATTTTTAGTTAGATGCTCCACGCAAAAGGTTAAAGTTTTCTGTTCTGAGGCAGAAATTTCCATATTCATTATAAGGTTTCTGCACTCTTTTGAAGCTTCAACCTTTGCTTCATTTATATATGAATTATCTTTAAGATTCAACGTGTCAATTATAGTATCCACTGTTTCTATGTCTATTTCATCATCGTGTATAAATTCATGTAGACAAGCAACCAAGACAGCCGTTAATTGTGAGGTTCTAGTTACTTTGAATAATTTTAATTCCTTGATTCTTTTATATGCAATTTTTTCATTAGCAAGTATTTGAGGGATTCTATTGTAACACCGTGCAAAGAGTCTTGATTTATTTTTTCTAAGCCACACGACCATTTCTTCAACTTCTGCAAAGTCAGAATCCTTTTGTCCTGAGTCTTCTTGAGGGACTATATCTACAAAGAAAAATCGGTTTTTATCCTGAGCTTCTAGTTTAGGTATTTGAACAGATCCAAAGGCAAAAGCTACCATGGCTTTAAATTCAATTCTTTCTTGATTTGCGTTTGTTCTCTGCTTTGATGCTCCATCTGCATCGGTGGCCTCCCTGGCCATTCTCACTATCTCGTCTATCCCTTTTTTGTCAGGTTCAGATTCATCAAATATATATGGAACTGCATTATCTCCGACTATGGGATAAATTGAAGCTGCACTGGCATTTTTAGATCTTTGACAATTGTATATGCATTTCTCTAGTAATTCTTCCTGTACCCATGACTTACCTGTAGAAGTTCCTCCAGTAATCCATATATGAAACCGTTTGTTGAATACGGAAACTAAATTAGCTTGAATCATCCAGGCCGCTAAATATCCAGATGATTCTCTGTTTGCAAGTGATATTTTTTTTAAATTTTCCCAGATATATCTCATATCTTCAATTTCTAAAGGTTTTTCAATTTTAAAATGAGAATCGTCGCATTGTACTTCATTATAAAAATTTTCCAGTGAGTTTATAGGTCTGTTGGGATATATGGAGTCGCCGTTATTAAATATATACTCATCTTTGTCTTTCCATATACCGTATCCTTTAATATTCTTTTTATTAAAAAATCCTGCCTTTAAACTCTCCTGAGTGAAATCATTAACAACATCATCCCAAGCTATGCCAGATTGTTTTTTATTACCTGCATCGTCTTCTTCTATTTTTGCAGGAAAGTTTTTCTCATACCATTTCTTAGGTGCTATTTTGAACATCTTTGCGATAAACTTTAAATCATTATCTTTATATTCCATTAGTTGTTTATTATTACTGGAGGTAAAATAATATGATCCTTTTTTGTCTGAGCATCCAAGAAATTTAATATTAAAGAAATCCTCTTCATTTACGGCCAGCTGAGACTTAACACCATTGAGTGAAACAAAACTATGAACATCATTAAAATCACTCCACTCTGAAGGTGAACTTGCAGGAAATTCTGCGACTTTATAAATTACATCTTTATAAGCATCGGCACATTTTTTTGCCGCAAACTCTCCGACACGTTTTTTATCGTTATCAGCAGCAATGACTATTTTACAATCAGGGTTTACAAAGCGAATAGAATTTATAGCATGAAATAAATTACCAGAATCAAAACCACATATTACAGGTATTTTTGGGAAGGCCTCTTGAATAGAACATGCTGTTGCATATCCTTCGCATAGATATATAAACTCTGAAGTCCTGTAAGGTTTCAAATGGCAAAAAGATCCTTTTTTCTTAACTCCTGCAGAGAATCTTTTTTCAAAGTCACCAGTAGCAGGATCTTTATAAATTTGCTGTACTCCGACTAGTTTTTTATGATCGTACATCGGTATTAATAACGCACCGTTATTATTTACCCTGGCCGTATATAAAGTTTTGATATTTTTATATTCTAAGTATTCGTGAGATTTAGATACTGAACTTGAAAATATAGGTTTCCATTTTTCTGCACAGGCCTTCCATTTTTTCTGTTTGTCAAGATCCATTTTAGCGTTAAATTCTCTATTTTTTTCGACATAGGCTTTTAAAAAGTTTTTATCTTTAAATTCACTTTTATCAAATGAGTGCCATATAAATTGTTCATCACCTATTTTCCAGTTACCGTAAATTATAGTATATTGAACATTCCCTTTATATACTGACTCATTGCAAGCATACCAAATATCAGTTTGTTTTTCGGGTCTTTGAATCTTACCGTCGGAAATGATATTGTCTAAGCTAGATCCTAATTTAAGGTTGATTTCCTGTGTTGCGTCCTGTAGTGTTTTCATAACATATTCCTTTTCATCGGGGTTTAAGTTTCCTTTGGAAGTGGTCTAGATAATATCTGGCCACTTTTTTTGTATAATTTCTAATATATCTGTATCTTCTCTAACTACTATATAAATTCCATTCATAGATTCTATTTGTTCTTGCCAATTTTTTTGAAAAAGTGATTGTTTATCTCGTCCCACCTTAAACTCAATTTCAATATGTATTAACTCGCTGTCCAATGGCAATAGAAAATAAGCATCGGCCATGCCTTTTTTGTTAATCATCATCGGAGTGTTTCTGCGAGTATATAAAAGTCCAACATGTCTAGGAAAAAATCTACCTCTAGGAAATTTTTTTTGTAGTAGTAAAGATGTTTTCTGTAATAATTTTTCGTGTTTAGCACCCACTATAATTTCCCCATATAAACCAAAGTTTTCCATATACTACTTTTAATTAAAGAATAGAATCCCATATCTATATAAGGGTTTACTATTATTTTATCTTCCTTGGCACAATACCAAACCATTTCATCTGTTTTCATATCTTTCCTTACTCGTTAGTTTGAAACTATTTCTATATACTTTTAGTTTCATTCTCCATTGCCTTGTTAGACTTTATTTTTATAAGATTATTAACTTTCCTTTTAATTCAGAATTAATAACGCTTTTAATGTTTTCCTTGCCGTATATAATTAAACAACTTGGTGCGTTTGCTGTATTTCCTTGTTTTCCGCAGACGTAATGAAATTTTAATCTACCCTTAAAAAAGAAAATTGCATCCGCTTTATTCCATACCGAGTTGTGAAATCCTATCGTTTCAGTTCTTGCAAATATTAAAGCTATTCCATTGCCATGTGAGTGTAGCTTGTCTAGCCACTTAAAGGTTTCTCTTCCATATGGAGGATTACACCAAACTCGCCCGAACAAATCCCAGTTTTTATCTAAGCCGTTGTCATTAATATTAAATCCCTCGCTAGCATGAAAAAAAGGGGGGTTTATCGGCTGACAAGGATCTAAATCAAATACACCTAGAGACTTGACAAGCAAAGGTGGTGTTAACCATTCATCATTGTTTTTAGTGTTACTGTTAAAATTTTTAATACTCATTTCTTCTCCAGTGCCTTACTAGGTTTTTTATGTTTTACCATCTTAATTCCTTGTTTTTATTACAATTCACAATAAGACATATTACCGTGCATTAGAGTACATCAACTAACCTACTGTATTGCTCCTTAGTTATAGTTTCGCTGTTTATTAAGCATCTATCTGTATATTGCTCTTCACACTCAAAAACAGAAGGTTCGTTTATTGGATGTATAGTTGTGACATAACTATAAAAAGATGTGTCGTACGGATGCCTTGTACTTTTTTGTGACATTGTTATTAAATAGTATTCTCCCACGCATTTCTCCTTAGTTTAGTGTTTTGTTAATAATACCTAGACCCAGACCAAGACCAAGAACCAGACCCAGACCTAGACCCAGACCCAGACCCAGACCAAGACCCAGACCAAGACCAAGAACCAGACCTAGACCCAGACCCAGACCAAGAACCAGACCTAGACCAAGACCAAGACCCAGACCAAGACGAAGACCCAGACCCAGACCTAGACCCAGACCCAGACCCAGACCAAGACCCAGACCCATCTTTTCCATACCTTTTACCTCTAATCATTTTTATTGCTCATTACACCAAAAGATTCTATAGCTCCTGTTTGGATAAAAAACTCCTCGCAACCGAGAGATTGTGCGTCTTTAAATCCACTATCTGAAAACTTACCTGTTTCATAAACTAGCTTAGGATTCTTAATCAATATATTTTGCTCATTAACTCCTATCAACTCCCCATGATAAATATAGTTAAGACAAAAGATTGTCACTTGCTCACCCATTAAACTCTCAAAGGCTGATTTGTTTGTTTCTACTACTGTTACTAATTTTTTCATTCTTTCTCCATTGCCTTACTAGGCTTTAATTTCTTAGATTTATAGCACTCAAAACAATGGCATTTCCAAACACCTTTAACTCTTTGAAGATAGGCTCTACCTTTTTCAAACCAATTTTTACACT